CGCCGCCGCGTTGTAATCTTCGGCCAGCGTGCGTAGGCCAGCGCGCAGCATCTCGATTTGATTCGCCGCGTCCTGCATCCCCGGCACGTTGCCCAGCAGGGCCGAATCGCGCATCCGCTGCTCGGCCTTTTCAAGCGCAGCCAGATAGCCGGTGATACTGTCGCCGATGGCAAACAGGTCGCCCTCCGCCGTCGCCTTTTGCGCGTCCGTAATGGCGTCGGTCGCCATCGTCACCGCATCGGCAATCTGACGCGCAATCGCTGCCATCGCCGGTGCAAACAACTCGCCCAGGGCTTCCTTGGCCGACTGGATCGCCGCGTCCATGCGCTCGAACTGGTCTACCATGTTTTCGCCCGCGGCGTTGTTCTTGGCGACCAGATCCGCGCTCTGTGCCACCACCATGTTCAAGAGCGCCTGTCGCTTCTCCGCGTCGCTCAGCTGCTCCGCCGTCTTGCCGATGCTCTGGGCATAGTCAGCGAAGAGCTGCTCCCCCTGATAGACGATGCCCAGGTTGTCCAGGATCAGCGGCGACAGACGCCCAATGCCCGTGATGATGTTGTCAAACGCCTGGGTGGTGCTGATGCCCATGCCCTTGCCGCGGGCTTCCGCAATCTGCATCAGCTGGGTAAACTCTTCCACGTTGTCCGCCACGCCAAAGAGCATCGCCCGGTTGGCCGACAACATGAGATTCATGTCCGACACCGATCCCCGGCTGGCCCGCCGCAGCGCCTCCAAAATCTCGTCGCCGCTCGCCCCCGCGCTCTCCGCCATGTTGTTGAAAGCCGTGCGCACCTGGTCGGCCATCGCCCCCACGCGCGCCAGCTCTACGCCTGCGTTCACTGCCTGAACCGACAGCGCCACCAGCCCGGCCACCCCGGCCACCTTCGCCAAGCTGCCCAGCCCTCCCGCAGCCGTAGCCGCCGCATTGTCTAAGCTGCGCAAATCCAGCCCCACCTGGCGCAGCGCAGGACTGGCGTTGTTGCGCGCCTCAATCAGGATGTCCAGCTTGCTTGTGACGCTCACGCCTTCCCTGCCTCCCACGCATCATGGCGCACAATCGCTACCCAATCCTCGGCGTCCACCTGGCCCCCATGCTCCAAGAATCTCCGCCGTTCCAACTCCACCCGTTCAATCTCCGCCGCCTGCATCGCCCGCTGGAAGCGTGCCCAATCCATCCGGTCCAACTCTTCCAACGTCCTCCCCGGAAAGCGGCGCAGCAGCCATGCATCCAGCAGCGCGCTGGGCAGTGTCAGTTGAGGTGTGCCTTCGCCTTTTCCTTGGTCTCGGTCACGACTGCGGATGTAGCGTACAGTCGCGACCGCATGGCTTCCCCCAGCTTGTTTGCCTCCAGAATCGCCAGGAACAGCGCCGAGCAGAGCCACGCATACAGCCGCATGTCCATCTCGCCGTCAATCACCTCCGGCGTCAGCTCCTTAGGGTTGGTGAACCGGCCCAGCTTGCACGCCGTCACCTTGCGGATGATGAGCGCCGCGTGTTCCGCAAAGGTGCGCTGCTCCTCCCAGAACGCCCGCATCTCCCGCCGCGTCCACACTGCGGTGAACTCCACAAAATCGCCTGCAAATTCGGGGTCATCACACTCGAAGCGCAACATAGTCATCACCCTTCACCGTTACCCTTCACCGTTGCCAGTTGTTGCCAGTTGTTGCCAGTTGTTGCCAGTTTGCCCATGCCCGCTCCCTTACACGCGCGTCGGCTTGCCACCCAGGCGCAGTTGCGGGGGGGCCGTGATTTTGCCCGTCGCCCCCCCGCTGATGCCATAGCCGGTGATGAACGCCTTGTTCGTCCAGGTGTACGTCACCGTCCCCGTGTCACCCGTGACCGTCACCACCGCCGTGCGCTTGGTCGGCGTCAACACATCCGGCCCCAAGATGTCATCCAACGCCTTCTGCCAGTCCGCGGCCAGCCGCAGCGTGAAGCCCGGCAGACCGGGGTCGTTGTCAATCCCATCGCTGGTCAACACCGTTGCCTCCAACTCCGTTACCATCATCTCTAGGTCAGCCTGGTTGATGTAGGCCGTGATGTTGTTGGCATTGTACGAAACCGTAAAATTCCCTGCACCCTTGCGCGACATCGTTCCCCCTTACTGAGTAATCCCATTCACACCCACCGCCGCCATAAGCGTGAAGCCCGTGGCCCCGCCCATGCCGGTCGTGCTAAAGCGAATCCACCGATTCACCCCCCCAGCAAAGCTCAACTGGAACGCCCCCACGCTGCTCACCGTGAACGTGCCCAGGTCGGTGTACGTCCCGCCGCTGGTCGTCGCGTGCTGAATCTTAAACGCCGCGTTGGTCGCCGTCCCTGTAATCGCCTGCACCCACAAAAAGGCGTCGCCGCCATTGACGCCTGCCGCGCCAAAATCCACCGGCGTCTGTGTCCCCGTCGCGGCGATCAGCCCCTTCGCCACCCGCCACCCGCGTTTGCCGGATGGCGAAAAGCCCCACGTCCCCTCAAAGGTCATTACATTCGCCGCGGGGAAGGCGAACTTCATGTCTTTGTTTTGTGTTCCAGGCAGCATCCACACCGGCGAGGCCACAATCTCCGTGTCCACCTCCAGCCCCACAAGGCTGCTCCCCAGCCCCAGCCGGTCATAGGCTTCCTTCTCAAACGCCCCCGCCGCCCCCACCGTGGTCACATAGCCCCGGTGCAGCAGTTCCACCATCGGCAGCAGCGGGTCATAGTCCAGCCCGTCGCTGGTCAAGACCGTGGCCTCTCCCTCGCCGACCGTGGCGCGCAGGTCATAACCGCTGGTCACGCTCGAAAAATCGAACCGGTCAACATAAATGCGCGACTGCGTTGCTTTCAGTGCCATCTCTCCCCCTTACCCGCTGCCCCACTCCTACCCGCTGGCGCGCACGGTCGCCACCACCTGCCACATGCCTGCGCTCTCGCTCTGCCACTCCTCGACCATCCGAATCTCCCAGCCGTCAATCCCCAGGGCCAGCGTATGGGCCGCCAACTGCTCTTCCAGCGACTGCATGATCGTCAGCGCCGCCCCATAGTTGAGCGTATTGGTGCGCAGTCCCAACGGCTGCACCGCAATCACTAAATCACAGGTCGCCATGCTCATCTCCGTCAGGCCCGTCAGGGTCGCCAAGCCCTTCTCCCCCTTGGGCAACCGTGGGTAGAGCGCGGGCAAATCTGCCGTGGTCAGCGGCTGCGAAGGCGGCGCCCCATAGCTGCGCTTGATGCCCGCCACCGGCAGCGTTGCCAACCCTGAAATGAAAGCTCCATAGGTCGTGTATGCCATCTTCCCCCCTAAACCACGCTCAAACCGCGCGCCGATATGGTTGCAGCATCATCTGCACATCCCGCGGCAGGCTCTGGGGTAGCACGGTCATATTCCCGCCCACCACCATCGTCCGGTCAAGCTCCCCCTGGCTGTTGCGCTGCTGATACAGATACGCGGCCAGCCGTTCCGTCACATGCACCACATCCGGCGGCGGCGTCACGCTGTATGCCCAGCGCCCCACCACCGCGATCGCATCCTCCGGCGTCACCGTCCACGTCCAGCGAACATTGCTGTCCCGCTTGAGCAGGATGGCGAAGAAGGGCGTCTCCCAGCGCGGCAGCATCACATAGTCCGTGGGCAGCACCGCCACCCCGTCCCCATTGGTGATGCTCGTCACCGCGCACAGCTCCCGCTCTAGATAGAGCGTGCGCCGGTCGTCGCTCACACATAGCTGTGCGTCCAGCTTGCGGGTCGTGTCCTGGGCCGCCTCAAACGTGCGCCCGCAGAAGGTGTCCACCGCCGCCTGCGCTCGGCTCGCCAGCGTCGTCAACAGCGCGTCGTCGCTCGTCTCCCCAGCCGGAATATTGAGATAGACCTTGAGCGCCGCCGCCGTGGTGTAGGCCATTACATCGCCGCCTTCTTGCGCTTGCCCTTGACCGGCTCCGGCGTCTCGTCCGTCTTCGGTTCATCTACAGCCGGTTCATCTACAGCCGGTTCATCCACAGCCGGTTCACCCGCTGTCGGCTGTTCCGCCACCGGAACCGGGGCGGGGGCAGCGGGGGGCAGCATCACCCCCCGCGCCACCATTGCCGCCCAATGATCCGGCGCATACCGGCCCACAGGGACCCTGTCCCCAGGCCGGAATTCGTCAATGAAACGCAGCGCCGTCCCCTGCATGGTTGGCTCCTTCCTGCCTAGCCGACGATCTCATCCACCGAGGCCAGAACAGACTCGCTGGCGGGGCCATAGTGTGGCCCACAGCCCAGGAGAGCGGCTCCGGCATCACTGGTTGCTACGCCCAAGGTCATGCTCAGCGCCACGAAGCGGAAGCCGTTGGACAGGTCGAGTTCCGCGGCCAGCACCTGCACGAGCGCCTGCTTGTCGCTGTCCGACCCAGCCTGGGAAAGTTGGGTGATCGCCTTGCCGCCAATGTCCTTGGCATTGCTGCCGCTGGCATCGGTTGCCTGACGCAGTTTGGCATCCAACGTGGCTGAGGTACCCAGGTCCCCAGCCATGACCACGGCCAACAGTCCATCTTGCCACTTCCCGATGTCCACCCAATCGCTGAGGTAGGTACCGGCTGCATATGCGTCCGGGTCAATCGTGGCGACTACCGCCACCTTCTCACTCGGTTTGATTGCCATTGTTCTCGTTCCTTAGTCGTTGTGGTACACGAACGGGCTGACCGTGTAGCTGCCCTGCGGGTCGGGCAGGGTGACGGGCTGGCGCAGCCACGGCTTCCCGTCATTGCGTTGGCTGAAGCGCCACGTCCCCTTCTCTTCCTTGAAGGCGGCATGCTCCGAGAAGTCAATTTGGAGGCCGCCGCGCTGGAAGAACAAGAACGCGCTCAAGTCCGCTAGGAGCGCTGCCCCCGCATTGTTGGCTTGGGGCAGGTGCTCGCTGACCAAGATGGGATAGCTGAGCAGCACCGACGGGATGTTCCCCTGCATATTGGCTTGCCAGACACCGCCACCTGCCGTGGTTTCCATCTGACCCAGATCCGGCCAGATGGAGGGATGGATGATCCAGACGGGTTGACCGCCGGCAGATTTGAAGCGGCTGACCATAGCCAGTGCATCTGCCCACTTGAACACACCGTCGGTGGCTGGGGTGATGCCCAGGGCGGCGCCCGACGTGATAATACCCAGAGGCTCCCCGGCCCCGCTCCCGCGCAGGATATTGCGCTCGTTCTTCGCCGCAATCGCGACCACGAAGAGACGGGAGAACAGAGTTTCGATGGCCTGTGGGCTGTCCATGACCAGTTCATTGGTGATCTCGGTATAGCCGCCCACTTTGTTGATGCGCCATTCGAGATCTTGGAACTTGGCTTGCGTCTCAACCAGGGTCGCACCCTCGGCCGTGACTTTGCTGGTGATGCCGCCGGCCAAAGCGGTGTCGCCAGCACCGGGTGTCGGCGTAATGTACTGGTCCAACACCGGATAGAAGCCGCGGTCGGTCGTCACCGGCACCGTAGTCACGCGCGCCACGATCTGAGACTGGCTTTCCGCCAGCGCCAACAGCTGCTGCGAGTACTCAGGCGGCACCAAGTAGCCGCCCTGGACGCCCACCCCTTCCGTTTGGTCCTTGGTGGCAAAGCTCTTGTAGACCTTGCCCAGGCGCACCGTGTCCTTGCGTGCGACCGCAATGAGGAAGTCACCAAAGCTCTTCACCGTTTTGTCGGCAGCGCCGCCGTCTTCGGTGAAGTACCCGGCTGACTTGACCTTGGGGCTGGACTGCATGAACTCCAACACCTGATTGAGCGCGGTGGACAGGCTGTCCACCTTGTCCGACAAGCTCTTCACATCTGCCTCTGCGGCCGAGTTGACCGGCTTCTGCTCGTCCATTCGTTCCTCCACTTGTGAAATTGACAGAAAAGATGATTCTTCGTCGTCCGCCGGCAGCGTTGGGGCAGTGACCTCTGCGCTTACCGGCTCTTCGTATGATGGATTGGGTGATGCGGCCTCTTCGTCACCTGGCTGCGGTTCTTCAAGCAACTGCTCGAGCGTCTGTGCCATCACTTCCGCCACGACTTCGCGCATGAGAAGGTCCGCTTCCTGCACCGATGCCGCCCCCTCTGTTGAGGCGGGTGCATCCTCCGGCAAGAGGGCGTGATACGACGCATCCACCGCAGCCAACGACTTCAGAATCTCCACCCCCACCGTGCGCGGCTCCGCCGGCGTGGGCGTCAACGAAAACTCCACCACGGGCCAGCGCTTGATGCTCTTGCCCTCGCGCAGCGCCAAGTGGGGCACGCTGCCGCTGGACCAGCCCAGCGCGCCCTTCTGCACCAGGGTCAGTACCTTGTCCACATAGGCCGTGTGGCGGTCAAGCTCCGCCTCCACCCACAGCCCTTTCTCATCGGGCGTCACCGTCATCGTGCGCCCAATGGGATGCTTCACCTCGCGCAAGCCGTGGTCATAGAGCACCAGTTTCACCGGCACCAACTCCAGCATAAAGTCCGTCTCGTGGGAGAAGTGCTCGCCGTCCAGGTCCATGCCCCCAAAGAGCGCGCCATAGCCTGCCACCGTCACCGTGTCGTCCGTAATCGCCTTGATCTCTGCTTGGTTCATCATTCCCCCCTCACCATCCTTTAGCGGCCCAAAATGCGTTCAATCGCCTGGCTGAACTGCTGCTCAATCCATGCCCGCTCGCCGTCCAGCACCCCCTGGTCGGTGGGCCAGCCCGTGCGCCGGTGGGCCGCCGTCTGAAAGCGTTGGCTCTGCACCCAGGGCGCATAGCTCACATTCGTGCCCACCCGTCCCAACAGCCGCGCCGCCGTGCGTGTCACCGTGGTCGTCCAACTCTGCCCCAAGCGCTCCGACGTGCGCCGTCGGCTGCCCATCATGCCAAAGCCGCGAATGTAGCGGCTGTTGGGTGGGGCGGGGGGATAGTCCGCCATGCGCCCATGCACTCGCATCACCGCCCGCTGCATAGGCGGGGTGAGCGCGTTCTGCACCTCCATGCGCCCAAAGCGGTGGATCGCCTCTTCCAGCCCCACAATGTGAATACTCATGGTTTCTCCTCTACACCACCGGCCCTTACACAACCGGCACGGCCCAGCAGCGGCAGTTGGGGTGCGCCGGGGGCAGCAGCCCCCCCTCGAAGGCGTTCCCCATCGGTACCCGCCGCCCGTGCAGCGGCCCACACACCGGGCAGACCCGCTCATCCTGGGACGTGCGCCACTCCATCGCCGCCACCACGCTGCTCTCCCGCCACGCTGTCACATTCCCCTCGAAGTACGCCCGTGTCACCTCGGTCGCGGCAATCAGGCGTGCCCGCTGGGGGTCAAAGAGCGGCCCCAGGTCGTCAATCAGGGCCTGCAGCGGCTCCTTGTTCTCGATCCAGCGTGCCGTGGCCTGGCGCACCCCTCGCACCGTCGTCTCCGTCACATCGCGGATGAGCTGCCCCGCGTGGGCCTGTGCCCAATCCCGCGCCGCCAAATTCGCCAGTGTGTAGTCGAAGCCCAAGCCCACCGTCTCCAGCTGCACCACTGCGGCGGCCACCCCCAAGTCTGCCGCCTCCAGCAGCATCCTTTCCAGCACATCCCGCACCCGCCGCCCGTGGAGCAGCTCCGTCTCCACGCTTCCGGCCAAGGCCGGCACGGCCAGCGCCGTGGTCGGCTTAGCCGCTCGCAAGCTCTCCTCCAAGGCCGTCGCCAGCGTCTCCGCCCGCAGCCGTTCCAACTCCTTGCGGATCCGCTGCTCCTCCTCGCCGTCGTCCGGGTTCATCTGCAGCTGCGTCTTCAGCCAATCCGGGGTAATCGTCCCAGGAAAAAAAGGCTGCGCCGTGGCTGCCTCCCCCTTGAGCGCGACTAACTTCTCCTCCCGACTCAGGATGTCGCTGGCGAAGCGGTCCACGTCGGGCGTCTTCTTGCCCTTGGCCCAGCGTTTCAGCCGCCGTACCTCCGCCTGGCGTGCCTCGGTCTGTCGCACCTCAGCTTGCTGCCGCTGCATCTCCACCGCGGCCTGCTCCTTCTCGGCCGCCTGGCGGTCGAGATTCGCGTACTCGACGCCTGGTGGCAGGTCCACGCCCAGAATCTGCGCCGCCACGCTGGGCGACATGCCCGCATTGACATAAAGCGAGTAGGCTTGTGCGCGCTGGGTCTCGTCTTCTTGGTAGACCGTCATCTGTTCGGGGCGGAAGCGGAAGCGCAGACCCAGCAGCTCAAAGAGTTGGCGATTCATCTGCCGTTCCAGCAGCTTGGCTTGGGGCACGATGGTCATGTTGTAAAAGTTCAGCTCATCCTGGTGGCTGGTCGCATAGTTGCTGGCGTTGGAGAGCACCAGGCTGTGGGGGACGCCCATGGCTGTGGCGATGTCTTCCCGTTTTTCGGCGGTCAATGCTGTGTTCGCCAGTTCGCCGATGCCCTCGCCCACGACCACGGGCTTCACCGCCGCCGCCACCACCTCAGCCGTGAAGGCGTTTTTGACCCCCTGCATAAAGCGACGCCACCAGCTCTTGATTCTCTCCCGGTCTGCGGGGAGGGGGTTGCCCTCGACCGTGAGCAAAGTCGCTTTGATTGCCCCCCGCTCAAAGAATCCGGCAGTGAACAGGTCCGTGTTATAGACCACCTTGGCCGCGGCGGCTGCGGCTTCGGCGGGGGAGCGGCGCGGCTTGGTCTCATGCAGCCCGCGCAGCCAGATGTACACCACTTCGTCTGTGCTCATCTCCAGGGGGGCGCGACCCGGCAGGCTGCGCTTGTAGGCGACCAGCCCCTGGTCGGTGTCCCACACGGGCCGCATGGTTGTGGGGGCCAGCCAGCGCACCTCCAGCAGGCGGCCGGTCCGGCTCTCCACCCGATGCCAGAACGCCTGGCCGCCCAGACAGAGCGCGGCCTCCGTCTGCCAGAGTAGGTCGGGCAGGTCGGCCAGGGCGAGCAGCTCAGGCGGGATGTCGCCATCCTTGTTGCTCCACAAATCCGTCTCACCCCGCTGCACAGCCCACGGCAGCGCCACCATCGCGTTCGCGCGGACCTCGATGCAGCGATAGAGGAAGGCCACAGTCTCATAGAGCCGCTGTGTCTCGTTGCCGCCCTCCTCGCCTCCGACGATGATGCGCCAGGCTTCGGGGGGCAGGTCGTCCAGTCGCACACTTTTCAGCCCGTCGAATACGGTCATGCCCGCCATGCTTGCCCCTTATGCCAGATACCACGTCTGCATCGCCATCGTGCGTCCCACCTGGGCCAGGGCGAAGCTGTCCGCCCGGTCGTCAAACTCGCCATCCGGCGCACGCAGCGTGCTCCCCTCGATGCTTGCCAGCTGGGTGTAGGTGGTGAAGCTGTGCAGCTGCACCGCCTTGTCCCTGAAGGCGTTGGCCGTCTCGTTATAGAGCAGCGCCTTGCCCAGCCGGTTGCTCAGCCAGCCCGGACGCTCGTCATGGCCGTGCAGTTTCTGCAGCGGCACCGTCTCCAGCGCCAGCAGCACCGCATGACCGTGGTTGTTGCGCTCCACCAGCACGGATGCCTGGTTGTACCAGCGGCCCAGCTGGTCAATGTACTCGGCCAGGCTGGAGGGCTGGAACTTGCCTGCCAGCATCGCCACCTCATCGCCCGTGAGCAGGTCCAGCACCGTAAGCGCGCTGTCGTCGCTGGTTGGGTTGCCTTCGGCGGGATCGGCGCCAATCACATAGAGGCGGTCGGCCTGGGGCAGCGTGTAGACCACCAGATTGGGCAGCGACGGCGCCCCGGCTGCGGCCGAGGCTGCGGCGTCCAAGGGCGGCGTCTCCGTGAAGCACGCCTCGATCCACAGACCGGGGATGCGCTTGTCCAAT